TGGATCTGCTGGGAAAATGTCCCCGGAGCCTTCAGCTCCAATTCCGGCCGGGACTTCAAAGCAGTCCTCGAAGCAATCATCGGTATCGCAGAGCCGGAAACCCAGGTGTCTATGCCTGAGAAACGTGGAGGGCCATATGCTTACTGCTATATGGGCGACGGATGGAGTGTTGCGTACCGCACTCTCGACTGCCAATACTGGGGTTTGCCCCAACGCAGAAAACGTATCTTTCTTGTCGGAGATCTTAATGGCAAATGTGCCGGAAAAGTATTATTTGAGTCAGAAGGCTTGTCGCGGTATTCTGCGGAGAGCTTCCGAGCGTGGCAAAGTGCTGCCAGAGGTTCTGCAAATGGCCCTAGAGCGGCAGGCGATGTGAAGGAGCTGGTTCTGAATGACCAGGGTGGCAGTCGAATGGATATTACTCATGGTGTGACCTGCACCCTTCGAGCAGAAGCACACCATCCTCCGGTTGTTTTAGATGAAGCTGCGGTTTTTGAGAACCATAGTCAGGATACCCGGTATACTGGTCCTATCGATACAGCACCAACTGTGGCAGCAACTTATGGCACCGGTGGCAATAATCAGCCGTTCGTGGTGAGGGAAGAGTCTGCGGTGGTCTTTGGTATCTGCTCCAAAGATTCCAATGCCATGAAATCAGGTAATCCTCATAGCGGTTTTTATGAAGCCCGGACGACACGAACCATTGATGCAAACGGTGGTAATCCGACCTGTAATCAGGGCGGTGTGGCAATCGTGGAGACTTATTCTTTGCAGGGGTCCATGATTGGTAGGACGGAGAAAAACGGTCCTCAAGGCGATGGTGTCAATAAAAATGTTTCTTTTACGCTCAATACGGTAGACCGCCATGCCGTTGCTGCTCCTACATACTGCGCCAGCAAGGCATCCTTCTTCATGAAAGCAGACGAGGAGATTGCTGCAACACTATGTGCATCCGACTTTAAAGATCCACCGCTCATCAATGGAAATGGGACTCCCATGTATTCCGTCCGGCGGCTGACACCAACGGAATGTGCAAGACTCCAGGGTTTTCCGGACTGGTGGTGCGATGGACTGGAGACGGAAAATCCTTCCGAAGGGGAAATTGCCTTCTGGACGGAAGTATGGGAAAACCACCGTAAAATCGTAAGCCCTGGTACCAAACCCCGGAGTCGAAACCAGATTATCAAATGGATCAAAAAGCCTCATTCTGATGCTGCGGAATATAAGATGTGGGGAAATGGTGTGGCGTTACCTTGTGTATTTTTCGTGTTGGCTGGCATTGTGTTTTATTCACAATCCGATGCGGACTAATTCTACATTTCCTGGCTGAGAAACAACTTGCTATTTATGGGTTGTAGAGCGAATATGTGTACTACCAAAAAACAAGGAGGTATACATATGATCATCAACTACAATGTCAGCGGCAGCGACCGCAAGCGTCTGGTGGCGGCAATCGTCGAACACACCGGAGAAAAAGCAAAGTACCTGGGCGCACCAGGTTTTGCCTACCAGGTGGGTAACATCCACATTAGTGTGGACGGCCAGGTAACCGTGGAGATCCATGCGGCAGCTACGCTCATTCGGTTTCTCCGGGAGAAGGGCTTCCAGGCAGAAGATCCTCTGGCAGAGGCCATGGATGAGGAAACTAACGAGGAATCTTCGGAGGCTGACTTTTCCGGCATCTGCATTTCCTTGCCCCGGAGCCTGTTTACAGAGAATAATCTTGCCAATCTCAACAGCATTGTGGAGTCCAAAGGTAACCTGATCCGCAAGGCCCTCGGTGCCAAAGATTTGCCTATTGAGGTAACTGACACAAAGATCAGCCTGCCCTGGTTCCCGGAAAATCCCACACCGGAAGAATTGAAGGCATATGAAGAATTTGCCTGCAGGCTATGTGATATGGCCCGGAATCAGAAGCGGATCAGTGCAAAGGAAAAGGAAGTTGACAATGAGAAGTACGCCTTCCGCTGCTTCTTACTGCGGTTGGGCTTTATCGGTGAGGAATTCAAAACCGCCCGAAAAATCCTGCTCCGTAATCTTTCCGGTAGCACCGCCTTTAAGACCGGCGCGAGAAAGGAGGTGCAGGAATGCGAGTGATTTCAAAGGAGGCCCTTCAGAGACTTCGGGAACAGTTTCCCAAGGGGACAAGAGTAGAGCTTATCAGCATGAATGATCCCTATAACACTAAACTGATTCCCGGTTGCAGGGGTACAGTTGTATCCGTCGACTCCATTGGTACGATCCATGTAGCCTGGGATTGTGGTTCCGGTCTGGGTGTGGTCTTCGGCGAAGATCACTGCCGAAAGGTGGTGGAGTAATGTACCGTCAGCTGATTTCCAACCTTTACGGAGGTACCATTGATCCCTGTGGCCGGACAATCGATAAAACCTCAAAACGATTCCTACAGGATCGCCGCATTGCAGAGTTGGCTGCAATCTTCCGCGAAACGCTTACCTCTGAACAGACAGTCCTGTTTGAGGAATACATTTCAGAACACAATTATCTGGATGCGCTGATCGAAGAGGATGGATTTATCGAAGGTTTTCGGTTGGGAGGCCAGATGGTAATGGCTATGCTTTTCGGCAAGGATGATACAGATGGGGAGGAAATACCATGTGGAAAGAAGGAGCAATAAAGGTCAATTCCAGCTGGATTCATTACTGGATCAAGGTCTTTGATGAACCTTCTGCTTTTGGTATCGACGGTGGTCGCATAAGCAAACTGATGCTCAAACGAAAGAATGAGATCGTTTGCAACTATGACAGAGGTTGGGATATTAAGCCTGTCGATCAGGATGTGGAGGCGGCTTTGCAGATCCTCATCTTTAGCGAGAACCACTGATTCTGGATAAGTAGTTCTGGGACGGAGCCGCAAGGCTCTGTTCCTCGTTCCTGGAAGGCATACTGATTATGAAAGTCACACTGATTCGGTGTGGCTTTTTGTTTTGGAGGTGATCGCATATACGGAAACTGAAGAAATACAAGGCTACTCGCTTTATGGCAAAGGGCTCTCACTATAACAAAGCGGCTGCTGATTATGCGGTCAATTTCATTGAATGCCTGTGTCATACCAAAGGAACCTGGGCAAGAAAACCCTTTGAACTGATTGACTGGCAGGAGCAGATCATCCGGGATGTATTCGGAACTCTGAAGCCAAATGGTTATCGGCAGTTCAATACTGCCTATATTGAGATCCCCAAGAAACAGGGCAAGTCGGAACTTGCGGCTGCGGTTGCTTTGCTACTGACCTGCGGCGACGGTGAAGAACGAGCCGAGGTTTATGGCTGTGCTGCGGATCGTCAGCAGGCATCCATCGTTTTTAATGTTGCCGCCGATATGGTGCGTATGTGTCCGGCATTGGCAAAGCGAGTCAAGATACTGGATTCCCAGAAGCGGCTGATCTATCAGCCAACGGGCAGTATCTACCAGGTGCTTTCCGCTGACGTCGGAAACAAGCACGGTTTCAATACCCACGGTGTTGTATTTGACGAACTGCACACCCAGCCCAACCGGAAGTTGTTTGATGTTATGACCAAGGGTTCCGGCGATGCCCGTATGCAGCCGCTGTATTTTCTCATTACCACCGCCGGAAATGACACGAAATCTATCTGCTACGAGATCCATCAGAAAGCAAAGGACATCATAGAAGGTCGGAAAATTGACCACACCTTTTATCCTGTGATCTACGGTGCAGATGAGGGAGATGACTGGACTGACCCCAAGGTCTGGAAGAAAGCCAATCCCTCTCTGGGTATCACTGTCGGTATTGACAAGGTCAGAGATGCCTGTGAGTCCGCAAAGCAGAACCCTGGCGAAGAGAATGCTTTCCGGCAACTCCGCCTGAACCAATGGGTCAAACAGGCGATCCGCTGGATGCCTATGCACTTGTGGGACAAATGTGAGTTTGCGGTTAATGAGGACGATCTGGAAGGCCGTGTCTGCTACGGCGGTCTTGACCTTTCCTCCACTACGGATATCACGGCCCTGGTGCTTGTGTTCCCACCCACCGATGAAGACGATAAATACATGATCCTGCCATACTTCTGGATTCCAGAGGACAACCTGGATCTGCGTGTCCGGCGAGATCATGTGCCATACGATGTGTGGGAGCGGCAGGGCTTCCTGCAGACCACAGAAGGTAATGTCCTCCACTACGGCTACATTGAGAAGTTCATTGAACGGTTGGGTGAACGATTCAATATCCGGGAGATCGCCTTTGACCGTTGGGGCGCTGTCCAGATGGTACAGAATCTGGAAGGCATGGGTTTCACCGTGGTTCCCTTCGGACAGGGCTTCAAGGATATGTCGCCCCCGACTAAAGAACTGATGCGCATTG